CTGGCGCATTCAAGACATTAAATACTGGTGAAACTCCAGCAAATGTAGTTGCATTTACTCTTGAACACGGAAATATGTCAGGAATAGATGGATCTTATACTTCTTCTGATTCTGCACTTTCTTCAAGAATACTAACACAGTATGAAACTAGTTTTGGTGATGCTGATGAATCTGATGTTTCTATTTTAATTGGTTATAACACAACAATAGAAAGTGATATCAACGATTTCGTAGCAATCGCAGAAAGAAGAAAAGATTGTATTGCGTTTGTTTCCGCTTGCTATGATTTAAGTTTGATTGGTGGAACAAGAGCAGATATTCTTGATGGAATTACTGAGTTTGTAGATGCAGTATCTTCTACCTCTTACGGTGCAATGGATTCTGGTTACAAGTATCAATACGATAGATTCAATAATGTTTATCGTTATGTTCCACTCTGTGCAGATTCTGCGGGTTGCGCGGTTCGTACCGATACTCAAAAGGATCCGTGGTGGTCACCAGCAGGATATGACCGTGGCCGTATTCTCAATGTAGTCAAACTCGTATTTAATCCAAATAAAGATGAACGCGATGTTCTTTACAAGAAAAATGTAAATCCTGTAATCACATCTCAAGGATTTGGTGTAATTCTCTTTGGTGATAAAACACTACAAAAGAAACCAAGTGCATTTGATCGTATCAATGTTCGTAGACTCTTCAATGTTCTTGAGAAGTCTATTGCTACTGCTGCGAAGTTCCAACTCTTCGAATTTAATGATTCGTTTACTCGTTCTCAATTTAAACAATTGGTCGAACCATTCCTCCGCGACATTCAAGGAAGAAGAGGTGTTACATCTTACGCAGTAGTTTGCGATGAAAGTAACAATCCAGCAAGTATTGTAGATTCTAATCAATTTGTCGCGGATATTTTCGTAGCACCAAACCGTTCGATCAACTTTATCACCCTTAACTTCATTGCAACACCAACAGGTGTTACATTTGCAGAATACGGCGGATAATAGGAGTTTTTACGGAAAAGTAGGATAAATAAAAGAAACAGGAGACACACATGGCCGACTCAAGTATTAACTCATTCATGACAAACTTCGACGGTGGTGCAAGACCAAACCTCTACACCTTTGTAATGGCATGCCCAGGCTTAGCACAACTAAATCCAGCATTTGGACAGTTGCAATTCTTCTGCCGCAGTACACAGTTACCTTCATCTATTTTAGGTGAAATTACTGTTCCTTACCTCGGTAGACAAGCAAAGTATCCTGGCGACAGAACATTTGAAGATTTTACCATCACAATTTTAAATACTCAAGATATGAATCTTCGTAGAGTATTTGAATTCTGGAACGAACAATTCAATACATTTGCAGGAAATGCGACTGCATATCCAAACCCAAGAGCAATCTTTGGTTCCGCAGTTGTTACTCAATTAGATAAAGCATATCGCCCAACAAGAGCATATCAATTCTTTGACATGTTCCCAAGAGATGTGTCTTCTGTTGATCTTGCATATGACAACAACGATAGTGTATCTGAGTTTACCGTAACATTTGGTTATTCTTACTTCATAAACGATAACTCTCCACAGAATAGTGCAGCAGGCATCGGTGGTCAAGGATTCCTCAATCCTGGCGCAGTTGTTCCTGGTCTTGCAGGTTCTGGAAATGGTTTCGGATTCGGAAACAATGGTTTTGGACAGGGTGGATCTGGATTTGGTCTATCCTTTGGTTCTGGACCTGGCGGTTCTGGATTCTCGTTCGGTTATGGTAATGGTAACTCTGCATTCGGTGTCGGTTTCGCTCAGAGATAAGCATTCGTTCGTGACGCATACATATTCAAGTAAACATATTACTTGGAGTTTATAATGGCAATTAAATTTTTCGGGTTTCTTTTTCCTAAAAAGGAAGATGAAACTCTCAAGAACATACCCGTAACCCCAGAGGCAGACTTTGCGGACGGTTCCACCATCATAGAAGCTGGTGGGGCCGCGCAAAGTTATGCTATTGACTTAGATACAAATCTTCGTTCAGATATTGATTTAATTCGTAAATACCGTGAAATAAGTGGTCATGCTGAAGTTGAAATTGCTATTGATGACATAGTTAATGAAGCAATTACAGAAGATGTCGAAGGTGAAATAGTTAAGATAGATTTAGACGCAGTAGAAGATGTATCTTC